ATCATGCCACTCACGGTAGTTAAGAAACTCACCAGATATAAACGCACCTCTAAGATCACCAAGCAAACGTACTGGTGTTTCCCTGTCAAGATTAAAACCTATAAGCTGTTCCATCTCAGTAAAGGTTACAAGGTCTAGTTTGTCTGAGTGTTCAGGAAATATAGTATCAATGTCTTTCTGATATATATTCTTGATGTTCATACAACTAGGATCAAACCAGAACAACCAACCATTAGTGCTATCAAAAGCACATTCTGTTAAGGCAATTACTTTAGGGATATACTTCAGTGGATTTAGGATATCATTGTAAGGTATCTTACCACCTTCAGTACCATCGTGTTGAGCAAAGGTCTTAAGAAAGTCTGGGTAGTCTGATATCTCCATTAGGTTATGATAGAATATATTCTTAGCTTTAGGTAAAGAATAGTTAGCAAGGTCAAGGTTATAATAATAACAATGAAACTCTATGCTAGGTTCCCAGTTATCTTTAAATTCGTTTAAGAGATGAAACGTACTATGCTGTAGTGATGTCTCATCAAAGGCTGTTACAATTTTATAATTCATCTACTTTTCCATGTAATACTAAATAAGAATAATCACCATTCCATTCTGTTGCCATCAGTCCATCAACTTCACGATGACATTCCCACTTAGGGAACCAAGGGCCACCAGTTGTAAAGTGTACTAACTTAGGATCAATAGAAGGATCAGAGTGGCTATCAAGCCAATTCCATTCTTCTGATATTGTACCCATAGCTGAGTTCTTATTAGGCAACCAACCAAATGTATGTAGGTAGTTACCTGTCTTATTGTTTACAGCAAAGGGTGTAAGTTGTTTATTTAACTCATGACCACAGTTCCACAACATAAGACTAGACCAGTTCTTTCTGTTGTATCTAGTCTGTTCTCTACCATCCATTTTAAATTTAGCAGTTGGTTCGTACTCATGCTTAACACAGTACAAAGGATAGAACTCATCGTTGTATTCTTCAAACAATTCATTAACATCTGTTCTAGGATACATGTCACAATCTAAATACAAAGCCCATCCTTCATACTGCATCAAAGCAGGCACTAGGAAACGAGTAAAAGTAAACTCACTTGAGAAAGGCTTCTGATCTATAGAGTCAATCATCTGATTGTTGACCCACTCGAAAGGTCTATTAAACATATCCATATGTTCTAAGATATCTTTGCGTAGAAACTTAACTATAATATCCTTTGGTGAGTTAGCTTCTATTAAGTATTTTAACATCTGGGCTGCAACCTTTTCTTTAGGATCATATCCTATAAAAACTGTGTTCACCTTTTTCTCTTCACTAATAGCCATTAGTACATCCTCTACTTCAGTTCTATTTGTCTAGGTTTTTTATGATCAGGAATGTTTTGTTCCAGTTCAATAGTAAGTAACCCATTATCTATACTAGCATCATTCACCTCTATATTCTCAGCAAGATGAAAGACTTTCTTAAAACTTCTACTAGCAATACCACGATATAAAACTTTACCATTACTTTCAGTTTCTTTTCCATCATAAGAGATGGTGAGGTTCTGCTCCTCAAGAGTAACGTCTAAGTCTTCTTTAGAGATACCAGCAATAGCAAGTGTAATAGTATACTTACCATCTTCGTACTCTATTAGATTATGTGGGGGATAATTAGGTTGGTTAGTTATTGAGTTGCTAGGTTGATTCAACATTGTATTAAATATTTTATCATACCCTATAACCCAATCTCTATAGTCTTGTAATGCAGATGATAGGTTAGGTCTGCTTGTTGTAAGCTTGTAATTCATAGTATGTCTCCTTTAATAAGCAAGATTGTATGGAACCCACAATGGCATTCCATACGTTATTATACTACATTTTTTATATCTTGACAAACTTTTTTTTAATCACACTCTTTCTGACCTGTTGATGGATCTATAAAACAAGCTTCTGCTTTAGGCTCATCCTTAACTTCATTGAGTATACCATATCGTTTACCACTGGCTCTGAAGGTTGTGATACCTTTACATCCCTGCTTCCAAGCATTGTAGTACAACTCTTTGAACTCATCGTAAGTTACATTGTCACCTACGTTACAGGTCTTAGAGACAGCACTATCAATGTACTTAGATGTAAGAGCAAGAACTGCTAGATGTTCTTCAGCACTAATCTCATTGGCAGTCCTACCATTCACACCTTGTTTGTAAGCATAGTCTTCTACTCTCTGTATCTGGTGACCATCAAACTGTTGTATAGTCCTGTCATAATACAAACTAAACGGTGGTTCAATACCAGAGCTTACATTGTCAGCAGTCAAACTGATAGTACCAGTAGGTGCTATAGAAGTTAGGTGAGAGTTACGTAGTCCATTCTCTTTGATCTGGTCTTGTACCCATCCAGATAAGGTCTTAAAGAACTTACCTTCTATGTATCTATCTTTATCATAGAAAGGAAAAGAACCTTTCTCTTTAGCAAGTAAAGAACTAGCACCATAGGTATGATCTCTAAGTGTCTTAAGAATCTTAGTAGTAAACTTCATAAACTCTTCTGAAGCATAAGGCATACCACACATCTCACCTGCATTAGCCAGACCAGTAACACCTAGTCCCATCCTACGTTTGTTCTTAGCTTCTTTCTCTTGTGCTTCCAGAGGATAGATAGTTCTATCAATAACATTATCCATAGCTCTGACTACATGATGGATGTCACCAGTGAACAGACCATAATCAAATGCACCTGCTCCAACATACTTAGTAAGGTTAAAGCTACCAAGAAGACAAGCACCGTAAGGTGGTAAAGGTTGCTCACCACAAGGATTAGTAGCTTCTATGTTCTCACAGTAATATAGATTATTCATCTTATTGATTGTATCTATGAACAACACTCCCGGCTCTGCCCAATCCCATGTGCTACGCATGATCATATCCCATAGGGCTACAGGGTCTACCTCTTCGTGTACTCTACCTTCAAACTGTAGGGGAAATGGTTCTTTCTTTTCAAGACATCTCATGAACTCATCTGTAATACCAACAGAGATATTAAAACCAGTAAGAGAAGTACCATCATTCTTAGCTGTGATAAACTGTTCAATGTCAGGATGATCAACACGTAAGACACCCATCTGCG